AAGTTGAGCACCCCGTACTCGGACGAGGCGAAGCTGTGGGATGGTTGGGGTACTGCTCTAAAACCCGCTTGGGAACCTATCTGTATTGGATATAAGAGATGAAGATCATAACTCTACTAAGAAAGCCCCTAGAGGGGTCGGTAGCTGAGAATATCCTAAATCATGGGTGCGGGGGCTTGAATATTGACGCTACACGAGTAGGTATTGAGGGGGGTACAAAAAGATCAGAACAAGTCCCATATCCTAAGAAGTTGGACGGGACAGAAGATCGTAGTGGTTCTTGGGCAAGAACGGGACACTCCTCCTTAGACATAAACAAAGGCAGGTGGCCCGCTAACTTTATCCTTACTCACCTAGAGGGCTGTGATTTAGATTGTGTCGAGGGCTGTTCTATTAAAGAGATGGATACTCAAAGCGGGGATGTGTCTAGGTTCTTCATGCAGTTTCAGAAAGATGAAGAATGATAGAAATAAAGATTGGTGACTGCACCCAAAGGCTTAAAGACCTAGAAACCAACTCCGTGGATTCTATTATCTCAGACCCTCCTTATGGTCTTAAATATATGGAGAAAGGATGGGATGATCTTGGACAAGGCTCTCAACAAAGAGAGTGGCATAGGAGGTGGTTGGAGGAAGCCTATCGCGTCTTGAAGCCTTGTGGAGTCATCAAGGCTTTCTCAGGGAGCAGAACCTTCCATAATCTTATTTCTATGATGGAGGGTGTGGGTTTTAGGGATTTATCCGTAGAGGCTTGGGCGTATGGGAGTGGGATGCCTTTTAGTTTGGATGTCGCTAAAGCACTAGAGGCGAGCATATTATTCGGATCATCGAATAAAAAGGATTTCAAGAGGCTGAAGGGGGTACGGAGGGAAGGAGGACATGGCTACTGCAATCTGAATGTAGTGCATGGTCGGAGAGATACAGATTACTCCGACAGAGGGCAGAGTTTCGACCTAGACCCTCAGACCGAAATGGGGAAGAAATACTTGGGTTGGGGGACATCCCTTAAACCTTCTTGGGAACCTATCTGTATTGGATATAAGAGATGAACCCTAAGCACCTCAAAGTACGGATAGCTCAATGTGACCTTATCGCATCTAGCTCCCCATGTGGCAGACGGAAAGTGGGGGCGTTGATCATCGACCCCGAGAGTAATGTAGTTATTTCTGAGGGTTATAATGGCACACCTAGAGGGAGTTCTTCAGACCTCTGTGGGGGGGCTTCTTGTCTGAGGGAGGGGTTATCCATTAAGAGCGGCACTCAGAACGATGTGGGGTGCATACACGCGGAGCAAAATGCGATATATAACGCTGCAAGAACGGGTAACTCAACGATGGGGAAATGGATGATCACGAACTGCGACCCCTGCCTCATGTGTGCTAAGGCTATTCATCAATCGGGGATCGTAAGAGTATATCTCCCCCTAGATGAACAAGTCCATATAGCGGGGGTAGAGTTTCTCAGAACCAACAGAGTGACGCTCATAAAATTGAATAACCCTGAGAGGGCAAAATGATAGAAATAAAGATCGGGGACTGCGTTCAGCGTCTTAAAGACCTAGAATCCAACTCCGTAGATTCTATTATCTCAGACCCCCCTTATGGTCTTAAGTTTATGTCCAAGGGGTGGGACGATATAGGTGAGGGTTCCCAACAAAGGCATTGGCATAGGGGGTGGTTGGAGGAAGCCTATAGAGTCTTGAAGCCCAACGGGGTCATCAAGGCTTTCTCAGGCTCTAGGACTTTCCATCATCTTATTTATATGATGGAGGAAATAGGTTTCTCTGATTTATCCGTAGAGGCTTGGGTGTATGGGAGTGGATTTCCCAAGAGCCTTAATGTCTCGAAGCAGTTTGACAAGAACAACAACACCCTACTCATAGTAGGTCAAGGGAGGGCGGGTAAAAACGCCCTAGGTCAAGATATTGGGTTTAATAAAACCTACGATCCGCACACCTATAACATAACAAAACCCAACTGCACCGAGGCGAAACTATGGGAGGGGTGGGGTACAGCCCTTAAACCTTCTTGGGAACCTATTTGTATTGGATATAAGAGATGAAGATCATAACTCTACTAAGAAAGCCCCTAGATGGGTCGGTAGCTGAGAATATCCTAAATCATGGGTGCGGGGGGCTGAACATTGAAGGGTGCAGGGTGGGCGAGGGTGAGGAGCGGGCGAACAGGATACCGAAAGGGGTAAAGCGAGAAGGCTCACAAGTTACCTCTTACGCTATGGGATCAGCCATTAATCTTGGAACCACATCGCAAGGCAGGTGGCCCGCCAACTTTATCCTCTCACACTCAGAGGGCTGTGATTTAGATTGTATAGGGGGGTGTCCTATTAAAGAGATGGATACTCAAAGCGGGGATGCGTCTAGGTACTTCATGCAGTTTCAACAACAGCGAAAGGATTAAATCATGAGCATGATCGACTACTTCTTAAAGATGATTACGCCTCCGATTGAGGATGCGTGTGTGTTGGTGTCCCGTCCCGAGGATATTGACATCGACAAATACCTCAAGGAGGTGGGGGATGACGAGTTATCCTCAACCTTTGAGCCGATGGTGCATGGGATTATCCTTTTAGGTGAGCCCACCGAAGAACAGGCTGAAAATATCCTAAAGATACTGAAGCCTGGTGCCCATGTCGTTCTTATCCCTGATGACATCTCCCCGATTGGATACAAGGGTGTTATACAGCTTGAGGACAAGGGCTTCGAGGTGAGAGACGCGATCTATGTGGCGGAGGAGGGTTCGGGGTTCTTCTACGGGTCGAAGGCGAGTCGCTCTGAGAGGGAGGCGGGATTGGATAACTTTGAGGATCAGAATGAAACCACCTTAGAGGGAGAGGAGGGAGAAGAGAATGAAGAGGGGGTTACGAAGAAGCGTAAGAATGTCCACCCGACTGTGAAGCCGATAGATGTGATGGAGTGGTGTGCGAGGGACATAGGTACGCACAAGCTAGTGGTAGACCCATTCTTAGGGAGTGGAACTACGGGGTGTGCGATGTCTCGTCTTGGACATGACTTTGTGGGGATAGAGTTACAGCCTGAGTACGCGAGGATATGTGAGGCTCGGATCAGGCATTGGAGCCCTATCGGGACGGAGATCAAGTCTGAGGCGGGTGTGGGGAAAACGGAAGATAAGCGTGGGGGTATGTGTTCAATCTTTGACTTCTGATTTTCGGATAATTCATAAGGGGGTGGTGGATGAACCGCTGAGAACAGGAGTGAGAAGATGATACTTGGATTAGACCCATCGCTGAGAAACTTTGGTTGGGTGTTAATAACGGATGAGGGGGAGTATTTGGATAAAGGGATGATGGGAACAGAGGCGGATATGGTGTTTGTGGAGAGGTACATATATTTGAGAGAGGGTCTGAGAAAGGTGGTTCAGACTATCCGAAGCAAGTATCCGAAAGTGGAGTTGAGGGTAGGTATTGAGTCTCCCATTTTCAACGACTTGTACTCAGAGGGTATGTACGGATTATTTCTCTACTCGAATGAGGCGTTGATGTTGGAGGGATTGGATACGGTGTATTTAACGCCGAATCAGGTAAAGGCTCACGCACATATGTATTTGAATAGACCGAAGGGTTGGAAGATGCAGAAGGCGGATATGGTGGAGGCTGCGAAGAAGGCGACAGATGGTCAAGGGGCGAAGGGGTGGAATCACCATCAGGCAGATGCGTATTGGGTAGGGAGGACAGCGGGGAGATTTTGGCAGTTGGTGGAGGGGAAGATAGAGATTGCTGATTTATCCGATTTAGAGAGGAAGCATTTTACGGATTTAGAGAGGTATGTTCAGGGTAAGAAGGCAGGTAGGGTAAAGCGTATGGGACTGACGCATAAAGAAGATGATCGTTACTTTAGGTGGTCGAGTAATCCTATAACAACCGAGGCACAGGGTTCTATTGTGGAGCCCTCTAACACTCATGGAGCGGATAATGAGTAAGGCGATAAGCACGAAGAAGGCAGAGGGCGTAGCGACAGCCCTGAATAAGCGAGCGGATTTGATGGGAACCTTGAAAGAGGTTGAGAAGGGAACTAAGGATAGTTCCCTTGTGGAGCTAGACCCTGCATCATTGACAAGTTCAATGCCTCACATTTCAACAGGGTCGGTGGCACTTGATTATCTGATTGGAGGTAAGGAAAACGCACAGGGTGTTCGTCCGTGTCCGGGTATTCCGCGAGGACGGATTACGAACATCTACGGTATGGCGGGAGCGGGCAAGACCACGATTGCGTTGCAGACAGCGGCGAGCGTTTGTGCGGAGGGGGGGACTTGTGTGTACATAGATTGGGAGAACGAGGTTGAACCTCGTTATGCTTCTGTGTTGGGAGTACCTGTAACGGATAAACAGCGTTTTCTTTTGCTTCAGCCTGAGACTCTTGAGCAGGGCTTCAAGTTGATGGTGAAGTTTGCTCATGCAGGTGTGGATTTAATTGTGGTGGACTCAGTTGGTGCGGGTGTACCCGAAGCGATGTTTAAGAAGGAAGCAGGAGAGCAGGGTGGTGTTGGTTTGTTGGCTCGTCAATGGTCTCAGTTCTTGCCTCTTTTTAAGCGTGTTATTGCAGTATCCAATACTGCGGTGATTGGTATTTCTCAGTTGCGTGAGGCGATTGGTGGTATGCCGGGGTTTGGAGCAGGACCCACCAAAAAACCTCAAGGTGGTCAAGCGTGGACTTTCTATTCCACTCTCAAGATCATGTTGACCGTTATTGGTAAAGACAAGGGTAAGGAATGGGACGGCTTACAGAACAAGATGATTGAGTCCGTTAAGGGCAATATCGTTAAAGCCGCATTGGATAAGTGCAAGGTGTCCGACTCGTACAAGCATGAGGCTCAGTTTTATCTGATGTCGGGTAAGGGTGTCGATAATGAGCGGACGGTATTGGATTTGGCTATCGCGACAAATATCGTAGTTAAAAAGGGTGCTTGGTTCTCTTGGATGGGACCGCAGGGTGAAGTTAGAGGTCAAGGTCTTGAAGGCTTTAGAGCTAATATGCCCAACGATTGGCTCGATTATATGTTCGCTCAGGTTAAACCCTTCCTTACAGCCAAGAAGAACGAACCCGAAGCAGGGACTCTTGGTTCTAGTGGTGTCGAGTTAACTGATGATGCCGCTGATGCCTTGAGCGAGCTTGACGCTATGTTCGGGGAAGATGACGAGTAAGACAACACCCTTTAGAGGATAAAAAGAAACAGCCCCTTATCCAATCTCAGATAAGGGGCTGTTTCTTTTTATCCCTGCGGAAAGGATCAGTTTCTTATCCCCCCGCCCTGAAAGTTAATGTTCTCTCACCTACGAGCGGGGCTCTTTGGCACAGCCGTAATATTAGGCTGCTGAGACTGCGACGCCGCGTGATCCAACGAAGAATATGCTTCGGTTACAGCTTTCTTCATCGACAAAGTGTCCTTCTTAAAATTTGTCATAAGACTTACAACAGCGTTAAGTTGTTCTAAGTAATCTTTTCTACCATACTCAACATTCAGAGATGTGCTATTTTGCACCTCTCTGATCCCTTTGTTTATAACCAAAAGGCACTCGGTTATCCCCGCCAACATGAGCCCTGAAGTTTCAAGTAAGTCGGTAAAGTCATTCCTAATAGGACGGCTAACATCCGCAGGCCCTGGAGTGTATGCATAATCTACTTGCGGTATGCGATCATCCCTCCAATCTCTATCCTTGGGGAGGGGGCGACTCTTAAAACCGAGGGCGGCGGTACGACCTTCAAGGTCAGCAATCCGACCTTCAAGGTGACGGATAACATCAGCAGCACTTCTTCTCATGATCAAGTCTCCAATATCGGGTTAATGGATAGGGATTTATCCAATACTCACGCTTGGAGATAATATAAAAGGATTATTAATTAGCGTCTATTCCTCGCTACTAATTTTGCCATCTCACGGAGAGCATCATCTTCATCCGTCCTAGGATCAATTTCTTCAGCGAGTAGAAAGTAGCGGACCAAATCTCTCCTATCCCAACCT